TTCGCGGCGTATGGGGTGTTGACGTGGATCTCGCCGGAGCCGGGGTGCGTGGAAGACTGCATACTCGCGATCATCATGCCAGTGTCGAGCGACATATAGGGCTCTAGCACGCGCATGACCTCGCTGTCGAGCATGGCCTGCGCGTGCTGAAACTGTGCCGTCCGTTCCCTCGGCATGGACTTACTCCATCGGAGCGTAGCCTTTGTCGTCGTGCCGTTTGCCTTGACGGTGATCTCGGTGTCCGGCGCGGCGTTGACGGTAGGCGCTGCCATCAGATACCCCCTGCATAGATGTGCGGGACGTTCGTCCCTGTGTTGTCGTGGGCAAAACGCACCTTGCAAACCTCGTCGTAGAGTTGGGGGAGCTCCTCTAGGCGGTGTCCGTCCTCGTCGCTGATTTCGGTGTCTGCCTTGCCCTTGACGATCAGGTCGTCCGGCTGCACCGTCCAGCAGGCGAGCCGCGCCTCATCGGAGAGTTCGCGCCAAACGCGCGGCGGGACGTAGCCGTCAGGGTCAGGGATCCGCACGGAGTAGGCGTCGGCTCTTGATGTGCCGGAGCCGTCAGCCTGTGCCGCCGGTCTGCCGTACCAATGGACGGCGGGCAAGTAGTGCCGGAAGGCTCGGACGCTGCCGTCCTGCGCCTGCACGACGTTGTAAACCGTCGCGTCGGTGTTAATAGTCATGCGTCCAGCCCCCTGCACAACAGATTGACGCCCAGATCAGGACGGAACAGATACCGGCGGAGCACATCGTCGATCGCTCGGCTCTGTGCCACGGCGGGGTCTGCTTTGACGGTGTATGAATAGCCGTCGATGGACTCACTTGCAAGCCCTCCTACGGCGTTTTTGTAGCCGTCGAGGATCTCTATCAGCTCGCACTCTGCAAGCCCCAGAGAGGCCCGCATTTCGGGCGGTGCGGAGTCTGCGCGGTGGAGTGTCTTGTAGTCGATCATGCTCGCGGCTTTCGCCGCGTAGATCGTGTACTGCTCCTCGGTGAGCTTGCCGCCTGCGCTCTGGTACTGCTCGTAGGTGCTGTACATAGAGAGCCTCCTCTCGGCTTAGGCTGCGGCGTGCTTGCGGACGCGAACGAGTGCCTTGTTGGTGACGCGATAGCCGACATTCATTTCAACCTGTGCCTTTGTGCCGACGAAGTTCTCGGCGTCGCGCAGGCGGGCGGCCTCGAAGCTGTCGATGATGGACAGTGCGCGGTGGTTGTACATGATGTAGTCGACCTTGGAGAAGTCGACGGTTTTCAGCGTGCCGGAGTAGTCGTAATACTTGCCGGAGGCCTCGGCCAGCATTGCGCACTCGATAAAGGTCATGCCGAGCCACTGCCCGACGCGGCCGGTGAGGGTGATCTGCTCGTTCGTGTTCGGGGTGAACTCGGAGCCCGCCTGCTTGAGGATCATGGCGTAGTAGTCCGGGGAACACAGAACGACGTCGGCGCTGCCCTTTGCCTTGACCAACTCGGCGCGGACGTCGACGGCGTCCTTCTTGGGATCGGTGACGGCGGTGGTCGCGGTAGAAGCCGTGCCTTCGTTGACGAGGCAGGCGACGCCCGCGATCTGACGACCTTCGCTGCACTCCTGAATTGCGAGAGACAGATTCTCGTTGCCCAGAGCAACGCCTACCTGTGCGGCCTGCACGTTGTAGATCTTCTTGGACTTCTGGAAGTTGTTGTTCAGCATGATCGGGATCAGATCGTCGCCGGTCTCCTCGTCGGTGAAGTCACGGCCGGGCTTGCCGGGGGCGACGGCGGAAGTTTTCAGCTTGTGGACGTAGATGCCGCCTGCGGGCCCGGTCTGGTACTGGTCGGTACAGGTTGCACCGGGTACGAATACAGACTCGTAGAACAGGTTAGGCTCCAGAATCGGAGAATACTTCTCGTCTACGTTCTGCGTGTTGATAAGAACAGCCATTTTGTAACACTCCTTGTGTTATTTCTTGTAGAACGGATTGTTTGCGTAGATCGCGTCGAGGGTCTCTTTGTCGCTGCCGCGAGGCTGCGTTCTGCCGTTCGAGCCGGTCGTAACGCGGAGGTTGCCGTGCTGCTGCGTCTGCTTCTCGTCCCCCTCGACGTCATAGAGGGACGGGTGCGCCTTCTTGGAGGCCTCGATCTGATCGTTCAGGCCGATCACGTTCTCGCCGTCGAGCTTGAGCTTGGAGGCGTCAAGTGCCATAAATGCGAGATCGGGATCTTTGCACCCTGCGCCCTTGAGAGCGCCGAGCGCTGCATTCTTGAGGAGAATCGCGTTGACTTTGGCGTCGGCCTCGGCCTGTGCTGCCTCCGCCTTGGTTTTCCACTCGGGATCGTAACCGGCCAGCTTTTTGTCGGCTTCTTCCTTGCCGCTTTTCAGCGTGTCGCGTTCCGTCACGACCGCGTCGAACTTGCCTTTCGCAACGTACGAACCGTCGGCAAGGTTGCCGATCTTGATCTCTTTCTGCGCGTCGAGCGCCTCCGTGAACTGATCGTAGGTCACGGCTTTGGATCCGTCAGCACCGAACAGGGGTTTCAAAAACGAATAGTCGGCCATAGCTTTTCTCCTTCTCCGGCGTCGATTTGATTTGTATATCCGGGGCCTCTCCCCGGTGCGCCGTCCCTCTCGTTTAAGCCTCCCGAGGGCGGAGGAAATAAAAAAGAGCAGACCTTTTGCGGTCTGCTCATAGCGTAGCATATTATAGGGGGGTCTCCGTTGGCGGGTTTAGATTAACGGGCGTTTTGATCGCGCGGTAGCGGGTCGAAAAGAAGGTCGGGATCGTAATGTCCGAAGTGCTCGATTTGCCACTGCTTCTCGATTTCCTCGGATCTTTCCCACATCGCTGTCCAGCACTCATTATCGGCGGACAATACGGCGTTTTTCTTGAGTTCTTCCAGCATTTTGCCGGGGTCTCTCAGTAGCAGGTATTCACTTTTTGTCATTGCATAGTCCTCCGATAAAGTCGTACAGATCGGGGTCGTGCTTTTTCAGCTTCCACGGCTCCACATAGTAGGCACGGTATGCCTCGCTGAAATACTCCCGCAATCGCGGAAGATCTCCCGCAGTGAGTTCTCCTGTGCTCTTTCTGTAAATTCTGCCTTGATAGTCGGATATAAACTTGTCGTTGTGCAGTAACCAGACAGGGCGTGTATATGTGTCTTTATCATACACTAATTTGCTCTTGTCTGCAAGATTGATCCCGGCGGCACGTATAGAAATATACCTCGCATTATTCGGGAGATCGAGCGCTCGTTCCAATGCGTGACCGTATTCGTGTATAATGTCTCCGGCTTTTCTTGATTCGGAAACGACGATCTCCTTCGTGAGGGGGTTGTAGTAGCTGCCTGTTTTGTCGTTGCTCACAGACACGCGACTAATCTGTGTCTCGGCAAGTTCCCTCTGCGCAGAAGGTAGGACGGACAGCTCCTTGCGTATGCTCTTGCGGTCGCTTTCCTTTACGCCGTCGGCAAAATTGAGCTTTTGGAGAGAGCCGGAATATGTAGGGTGGGACTGTGCAACGGTGATCCGCTCCGGGTTTGGGCTGCGCTGCTGGTTCTGTTTGCCGCCACGCTCGCGGAAGTAGTCGCGCCGGAGGCCGGTCTGCGAGCAGAAATCGCGCTGCTTTGCCTGCGCGTCCCGGAGCTTGGCTTTGACCTCGGAGGCGTCTTGCCCTGCGCCCTCGAGTCCTGCCTGCTCCCGCTTTAGGGCGCGGATCTGCCGCTCGTTCGCTCGCTGCTTCTGCGAGGCGTCATACAGGCTCATTTGCTGCCCGTTGTATTCCACGGTCTTGGAGTTGATCTCCCGGAGATCCTTCTCCGTGTATGTCGGCTTGGAGATGCCCTCGAAAAATGGCCCGAACGAGTGGCGGCAGTTCCACCCGCCGAGACCGTCGCCTGATCCGTAGCCAGTCGTCTCGACGAAGTCCTTGTATTTCCGGCTTTTGCCGGAGCGGGAGTATATGCGCCCCTGCCATTCCGCGTGTGTAGGTCGTGCGCCGTAGTGCGCCGATACCTCGACGAGATCGCAGCCGAACTCGTCTGCCCGCGCGTCTTGGATCTTGAGCGCGGTCTGGTTGACGCCGGTCAGAACAGCCCGGCGGACTGCGACGTCCATGTAGTCGACGTGTCCCGTCTGATACTGCACAGTGGCGAGGCCGTTCTTCGCAAGGTCGAGGACTGCGCCCTTGACCGCCTGCTGATAGCTCATGCCGCCGGACGTGACTTGCATATAGGCACGATCGAGCGCGTCCTCAAACTGCCGCGTCGCGGTGTTGGCGGTCGTGCGCGTGAGATTTTGAAACGTGCCGAGCGTCTTTTTATAGCCTGCCCAGATCAGGGCTTGCAGGGCGGGGCTTTTGGCGAGGGGGAGAGGGTTATATCCGGCGAGGCGGTAGACCTTATCATCGGAGCCGAGCGCGGTCGAGCAGCCTGTATTTAATATAGCTATGATCTCGCTCTTGCTCTTGCCTGTCGTCTCCGCCAGGCGCTGCACGATGTAGTCCCGCTCCGCGTTGATCGCTTCGAGCTTTTGCAGCTCCCACATGGTCGTGTATGACCCGAAATCCATCTTCGAGATTCGCCGCGCCATATCCGCGATTATGTCCTCTTGGAGTTGGTCGTAGAGCTTGCGGATCGTCGCTTTGTCTGCAATCTGCGCGAGCTGCTCCGGCGTGAGCATGGTTTACTCCTCCAATCCGAACGTGATCCCCGCCTCCGGCTCCGGCATATAAGCGAGAGCCTCCTCGTCGCTGCACCCGAAATACCACGAGATCAGCTTCTCCGGCTTGAGATAGCCGCCGTCGACAAGCTGTTTCCGGCGGCCGAACTCCGTCCCGGTATCCTCGAACACGGAGTCGCCGAACGCGACGGACGGCTCGACGTCGCCCGCCGGGGCAAGGTCGCCGAGGGTGGCGTAGACGTTGTAGATGTAGATCACGTCCTCGAGTCCCTGCTTGAGCCCGCGATCCTGTATCGACTTGATCGTCGAGTAGGTGTCTCGGTCGTCGCTCGTGACCTGTGTCGCGGTCATGCGCCCGGTGCGCACGTCGAGGGTGAACGTGCCCTCGGTAAAGCCGCACTGTCGCTCGATGAGGCGAAGCTGCACGTCGATTGCCTTTTGATAGGCCTCAACGCGGATCTCCGGCGTGTAGTCGTCGAAGGGCTGGCCGCCCTCGCCGGTGTCGAGCACTAGGTAAAGATCCGTCGTCAAATCCTTGTACGGAACCGGGCGGAAGTTCGGCGATCCCGGCAGTGTGGCGGAGAGCGCGTCAGGCGTGACGATCCGCTTGCGCTTGCCGGTGTGGATCTCGTAGAGGAACTCCGTGTAGATGCGGTCGAGCTCCTCGAAGGCGTCCATAGAGTTTGCATACATAGAGACAGGGAGCCGGGAGGTGTTGTCGACAGTGTTCGCCATAGGCATTTTAAGCACAGCGAACAGCGGGCGGTCGAGTCCCTCGATCTTCGTGTCCTCCTCGAGGTCTGCCCACTCCGGGACGAGGTGATAGTTGAAACTGCCCTTCATCGTGCCGCGCTCGTCGTAATACGCCTCGTTATGGATATAATAGCCGTCGGCCCGCATATCGTGGAACTCCACGCGCACAACGTCGCGGCCGTTGTAGGTCGCGTAGTCGGTGAAGTAGCAGGCCTCAACCTCTTTCGCGGCATTGATCCGCGTCGGGTAGAAGCGGTCGGCGGTGACGGCGTCGCACAGGATTCGGCCGTTGTGTATAAACGGTTTGAGCACGACCTCGCCGCCCGCCGCTGCTGTCTGCACGTTGTTGTGCAGCTCCGGCAGAACGTAGCGGACGACTTGCTGCTTGACGAAGTCTGCCCGCGCCCCTGTGCCGGTGCTGATCTCGAGTTCCTCCGTGGCGAGGGTCGCCGCGAAGTTGGTGATAAAAATTGCGGCGCGGGTCTTGCTCGTAGGGTAGCCGTCGTGTACGTCCTCGCCGTAGAGTAGGCGATACCATGCTGTAATAGCGTTCGCCATGCGGTCAGAGATCGCCGTGTTGCGGCAGTCAGCCGCCGCCGTCCGTTGTGTATACATTCCGAATAGCCTCCCGATGGTCTGAATCAGTCTGTCGATAAACATTATGCAACGCTCCTCGCGTATTTCTTGAGGTCTTTCTCGAAGCTATACTCGAAGCTGTCGAGGGAGTCGATGTCGCTTGTGCCGTTGTCGAGGCGCTCGTCGTGGCCGAGCTTCTTCTCGTTCCAGACGGCGGTTTGCAGCGCGGCGTCCAGCGTCTCGCAGTCCTCCAGGATAATGAAGAACCGCCCGGAGCTCATGAGCGCCGTCGTCGTGCGGATTCGGTCGACGATCTCCCGCTTGAGCGAGTCCTTGACGGGAAAGTCGAGCCGATCCTTGAGCCCATTCTTGAGGGTCTGCTCGGCGCTGTCGGCGTAGAGTGCCCGGATCGTCCGCGATCCTCGGCAGTACGTTTCCCGGATGTATCGGACGAAGCCCTCGACCCACTCGTAGAGCTGGATCGGGTTCGTGTCCTTGGCGGGGAGCCTGCGCGAGGCGAGGGCGGTTATCTTCGAGTAGTCGTATTTTAGCCCGGTTGCCGTGATGGAGTGTGCGGAGCCGTTACCGCCAAAGTCGAGGCCGAGCTGTATGTAGTCGTAGTCCGCGCACCCATCGTCCCGGATCTCGTTGCCGTCGGCGTCCAGCGGGGCAAGGCGCACGGAGCATCTCTCCCGGCGGTCGGAGTAGACGCGGTAGATCGCGCCCTCTGCCACGACCCACAGCCCGAGGATCATGCGCTGATAAAATACGCCCTCGTAGTCTTTCTTGATCTCCTCGACGTACTCCGGGTCGAGAGTCGTGTTGTCGTCGAGGAGGAACGTGTAGACACCGAGGTCGATCGGTTGTGCAGTCTTTGGCCGGTTGATGTAGTTCTTGTAGAGCCAGTGCATCGGCGTGTCCGGGTTGGTTGTGGCGATCAGCTTCGCGCCCGGTGCGGACAGGCGGGCGAGCAGCTGCGCGAAGAAGTCCTCGGTGAACAGGGTCAGCTCGTCGCAGTACGCGCCGAACAGCGTCAGGCCTCGGATCTTGTTCTCCGCGCGGACGTCGTTGCAGCCCTCGAAATAGACCGTCCGCCCGAACAGCGTCCCGCGCTTGGCCTTTGCGTTGTAGATGAAATTGCGCCGCCCAACGAGGGCTTGCAAGGGACGCAGACAGTTCCGATCGAGCGCCTCGATAGTTTTGCCGCACATCATGTAAACGCCGTCCTTGGGGCGCGTAGCCACCCAGAACGCCCAGATCACGAGCGAGATCCACGTCTTGCCGGAGCGAACGGAGCCGGAGAGGATCGTGTAGCGGTGGAGTTTGCCCTGCGCAAAGAGCCGGAGAAGCGCCGCCTGCTTCTTCGTGTAGCCGATTCTCACGCGCTGCCGCCCCCGATCTCACGCAGTGCGGCGATCAGATCGTCCAGCGAGCCGGAGTCGTTCTCCGCCTCGGTAGCGGAGAGAATGTCCTTGATTGCCTTCGCGCTGTTGGCGATCTGTTGGAGTCCCTTTCGGTCTATGATAGCCTGCACGGTTTGGATGTCTACGATCTCTCGCTCCACTTCCCGGCGGATCGGTTTTCCGTCGTCGTCCTTGGCGGAGACAGACGTCTTGACCTTCTCCGTGTGCTTCACGGCCTGCTGATCCAGTTCCTTGAGCGCCTGCTCGGTCTTGTCCATGAGCTGATCCGCAATACGCAAAAGGCGGGCAACTCGTCCCGCCTCGTCGTCCGCTACGATCTCCGCCGTTTTCTGTGACGTTTTTGTGGCGATTTTGTGGTGTTGTTCCGCCCTCAAATCCGGCCACTTTTCGCGCCTTGAACGGTCTCGGAGTGTCGTCAATGGAATATCGTGTTTTTCGGCCAGCCCTCGGAGCCCGATGTCCGTCGAGGCGTACTCGTTCCGAATGGCGATCCAGTCCCGGACAGGCTTCCCGGCTTTTTTACCGGTCGGCTTGGCTTTGCTCACAGCGCCCCAGCCTCCGCCCATGCGCGATAGAGCTTCGGCCCCTGCCGGGCGATCCAGTCTACGAGCTCCTCATTCTGTGCGTAGTCGCTCTCGCAGCCGAGGCCAGACTCAAAGAAAAATGCGTGTACAATCTCGTGCCGGGTCGTTGCCTTGCGGATTGCCGACCAGTCGGAGACGTTCATCGGGTCGTCGCGGTCTGCAAGGTCGCGACGCACGACGATCTCGCGGGTGCTCTCGTCCGTGTAGCCTTGACAGTGGTTCAGCGTTGCGTCGTCCTCCGGGTTGAGATAGTGGATCGTGTATTCCTCGCCCAGCACGGAGACTGTGCTCTTTTTCGGTTCCATGGTTTGCCCTCCTCGCGTTTTGTGGTGGCGCACGGCCGCCCTCGTGCAGACGCACCGCGCATATAAAAACCAAACCCCCGGCGCGTTTGACGCCGGGGGTAAGGAGAGAGGAACGAAGAAGAAAACGCCCATAAACTTCCCCGCCCGATTATGGTATCACAGAATAGGGGGGTCTCCGTTGGCGAGTTGCCAGACCGGGAGCGTTTTTGCGAGGGTCTTGTATACGGCCTTGACCCTCTTTGCAAGCCCGGACGGGTCGATCGGGCAGTTCGTGCCGTAGGTGCGATACGCGACGCTCGGGACGGTCTCTCTCGTCGTGATCGCCTCAAAGAGCGCCGTCGCGTAGATACCGCCGCAGCTCTGGACGGCGTCGTCGATGATCCGCTGTGTCTCCGGGGATAGGCGCTTGTAGCTCGTGCAGATGCCGTAGATCGTGAGCTGCTCCTCCTCTGTCAGCCCGAAGCGCGGGCCCGAGTGAAACTTCATACGCCTGCTCCTTCCCACAGCGGGCAGTAGGTAGCCTTTGCCGTGTCGATCGTGCCGAAGTGCGGCTCGAGGTCGTGCTTTTTCAGCCACTCGCGGAGGACGGATTGCAAGCCGCTGTGAAGCTCTTGCAGATCCTCGCGGGTAACTTTGCCCAGCTCCTCGACCCAATCGTCTGCGGCGTCGTCTGCCGCCTCATACGCAGCAGAGCAGAGATCATCGAGAAGCCAATGCTCGCCGACGTCTGGATCCCACGGAGTATAGGGGGCGACGGCGACGTATTCGCCGGGCGTTGGATAGTAGCCGTGGTTGTCCCGCCACACGAGCCGCGCGTCCTCTACGGCCGCCTCGACGGTGTCAAAATAAGCCTCCCACGTCTCCGAGGAAATGTCCGGGAGCATATCGACGACGCCGTCGGTCGTCCCGTTCGGTACGCTGCGCGGATTGTGCAGCGTGTACGCATATTTAACAGGCTTACTCGTCATAGTTGAAAACTTTCCTCCTTTTCGGCTCTGCTTGTTTTTCCGCCGGGATAACTTCTACCGAGCGAATCCTGATCCCGAGCGCTCTCGCGAGCAGCTTCAAGTCTCGAGCCTCGCTCTCGTTGAGCCCGGCTCGCTTTGCCTTTGCCTTAATCTTCATCGGTCACGCCTCCATTGAAAACGCAAACCATGCTCGGGAACGGCGCGGCGTTCTTGCTGTCGCCGAACTTGAGCCGCCCCTTGACGAAGCGGATCTCCGCTTGCTGGTATATGTAGTCGTGAAACCATTTCGTATCTGTGCGAGCGGGTAGTAGCATAACGACGAGCCCCCCCCTCGTGGCCGTGTCGTGAGCCTTCTTGACCCACTGCCCGATCTGCCGACCGTAGGGAGGGTTGCACCAAACAACGCCCTCCCACGGCTGCGCGAGTCCGTCTTGCTCTGGCGTGTAGTACGTCTTGCACTTGGCGTTCTCCGGCAGGGCGCAGGCGTCCAGCGTAAAGCCGAACTCGGCGTCGAGCCGATCGAAGAAGTCTTTCGGCGTTGCCCATAAATCGGTTTTACTCGAAAACATGGCCTCTGTGTTCATTTCGTCCTCCAATTCCGGGACGGATCCGGGTTGAGCTGGATCCTGTGTCCCTTGCTGCGTTCCGCGATACGGGAGCCAATCGCCTCGTCAATGCGGATCAGGTCGTCGAGGAGCTTCTCCGTCGATATGATCGTATAGAGGCTCTCGTTGTTGTAGCGGTGGTTGAGCAGCTCGAAGGCGATATTCAAGTCTCCCTGTGTGGGCTTCTCCGCCCCCTTGAACAGGTCGTCGATATAGAGCACAGGTACGGATTTGAGCTCGCTCATAAAGGCGACGCCCTCCGGCTCGTTGAGCGACGCCTTGATCCGGGCGCTCTCGTCTCTCCACAGCATATACCGCACAGGATAGCGCAGAGACAGCTCTTGCAGGATCGCCGTGCAGATGTGTGTCTTGCCTGCGCCGGGCTGCCCGCCCGCGAAGAACCAGCCCGCCGGTGCTGCCGCGTACTTTTTGGCGACGGTGAGGATCTGTCGGTTCCACTCCTCCGGCGTCTGGTAGGTGTCGAAGGTCATGCGCCTCATAGCCGAGCCGAGGCCGCTCCGATCCAGACGGCGGCGAGCCTTCCGACGTGCCATGCAGTCACAGTTGACCATCAGGGGACAGCCCGTCTCCTCGTCGTAGCGGTAGTAGTAGCCGCGATTGAGGCATTTCGGGCAGTCGATGCCGTCGCCCAGCGCACCGGGGGCGCTGTTCATGCGGCCGACGAGGTGGCGTTTCCATTCTTCATCCGTCATGTCGTGCCGGGGTTGGATCCCGGCTTTAGACAAAACCGTCTGTAATGCTTGTACCATTGTTCTGTGTTCCTCCCTTCGGGCGCGGGCCTCTGCCGTCCTTGGTTTCCCAATTACGGACGGCCGCCTTCCAGTCCTTCATAGCATTCCGCCCGACCTTCCAGCCGTTGGCCTCGTAGTAGTTGAAGAACGCCTCCGGGTTGACGCCATTGTTCCGCTCTTGGCAATAGGCGCGGACAGCTTCGACGGATTCCGGGCGGCTCTCTCTTACTCTCTCTCTATTATTCTTACTTATATTATTCCTACTTATATTATTCTCCTGCCGATTTCCCGGCATAGGTCTTGCCAGATTTTCGGCATACCCTATGCCGGATTCTCGGCATACCTCCTCCGGTCGCTCGGTATAGGGGGTAAAGTCGAGGCAGTACGGATAGATTCGCCGCTCTTTGACGCAGCTTTTGTCGTCTTTGATGAGCTCGACCTTTATGTAGCCGTGTTTCTTGAGGTTGCCGAGCCTGCTCGTGAGCGTCGATTGAGAGATCCGGCGCTTCTTCATCAAGTAGGCGTTCGATGCGTAGCAGTAGCCGGTATTGTTTGCAAGTGCCATGATCTCGGCAAGCAGCAGAACCTCGCCGTCGCTTATGCGGTCGTCGTCCACGGCAAGAACGGGGAGAAGGAGGTAGATCTGCGCTCTCGCGCACTCGTTCGGTACGGGATATTCGTCAATCTGCATACTGTACCTCCATTAGAACGGCAAGTCGCCCTCGTCCTCGATCTCGTCGTACTGCACCGTCGGCTCATTGTAGGAGCCGCCCGCCGGGACGGAGTTCGACCCGCCGCCGTTGCTCTTAGATCCTGCAAAGTTGGCATTGTTAGCGACGATCTCGATCGCGGTGCGGTTGTTGCCGTCCCTGTCCTTGTAGGTGCGGGATTGCAGGCGTCCGTCAATGGCGATCAGGCTGCCCTTCTCGAAATACTTGCACACGAACTCCGCCGTATGCTCCCACGTCACGACAGGGATCCAGTCGACGAGATCCTTCCCGTTGGCGTCCTTGCGCCCGCGCGAGCAGGCGATCGTAAACGAGGCGACGCTTTTCCCGGTCGTGGTCTGCCGAAGCTCCGGGTCGCGGGAGAGCCGCCCCATAATCGCAATTACGTTAAGCATTTTCTGTCCTTTCTGTCGGGAGATAATTCGTCCCGAACTTGGCTATAAACCCCTCGACCGTGTCGCCGGTCTCGTCGAGGTATTTCTGCTCGCCGAGCTCGTGCAATAGCTGCATACGGTCGGGGTTGAAGTGTACGCCGTCCGGCGGCTCGTTGTGGCAGTAATGGCACAGATACACAACGAGGCCGTAGCGCTCGGAGAGGGAACGATTCGCCCCTCCGAAAATATGGTGACGTTCGAGGTGTCTCACTTTGCCGCACAAGTAGCATCTTCGCATTGCCACAGGCTCAAAAGCCGATCCACCTCCTCCGGGGATTTTGTCTCGATGCCGAGGGCTTCGGCGTCCTCGATCAGATCGTCGAGGAGCCGCCCCATCTCGGCGCGGTCGTAGGTGCTGGATCCGTAGTAGAAGCAAACCTCGTCGTAGTCGTCGCCGGTGCGGTGGCCGAGCGGTTCAGCGATCCAGCCGACGCCGATCCGCTCCCAATGCTTGCAGGAAAACTCGACAGCAGCAGCGGAAACGAGCCGAATCTCAAACGAGCCGACGCGCCGGATCGCCTCGCGGTATACGTCCTCCTTGGCGACCGGGGCGTTCTCGGTGCTGATCTCGACGGCGATCTTCTCGCACAAAACCCAGCAATAGGCATTTGCGGAGAGACTACGCCGCGCTGTGAGTGGCTTGCAAGCTGCTGTGAACGGCTTTTCGCCGTCCAGCATATCCAACAGCCTGTAAGCCGCCGACTCGCTGGAAGGACGCATTTTGAGACATAGGAACAGGCCGTCGCGCTCGCGGGAGAATCGGCCGTCCGTGAACTGGATCTCGATCATAGCGTCCGCCAGCTTTCTCGCAAGCGGCGCGTCCATTCGTCCGCTACTGCCTGCGCCTCGCCGGGGTCGGTGAACACTTGACGGCCGAGGGCGCTCTCGTGTACCCAGACGGCAGAACCGCCGGGAAAACGGATCCACAGCTGAAACGGCGGGCCCGCATAGTGGGCGGCGTAAAGTCCACGCTGTACCTCGTACTGTGCGGAGGAATAGCCCTGCGTCCAGACGTAGCGCACATAGTAGACGGTGCTGCCGAGGTCAGGTCGTTGCATCTTCATTCTGTGCCTTCTTTCGTTCCTTCCAGCAGGAAACGCACAGGCCGTCGAGGGTTTTCTGCGCTTCCTCTGCCGTGTACTTCTTGCCGTTCTGGATCACGCCCTGCAAGGGGCGGCCGCACTTGCGGCAGACGAGGGGAGCCGCCGGGGGCGGTGCTGCCGGGGTCGTGTCCGCCGTGTACTTCGTGGCGTCCGCCTGCCAATAAATATCCGCGCCGACGCCGAGCGCCTTTGCAGCGACGGAGAGTGCGTCAGTGAGCGCCATTTTATAGCATTCGTCGGAGCAGTTCATGCCGCTGCGCTCTTTCGCGCAGAACATCGAGCCGCCGGTGCCGGGAATAGGATCCGACCATGCGCCGGTGTTTTTATCGAGAAAATAGAGGTTGATGTCAACGAAAGCGGCAGTCTCGCCGGTCTGTTCGCAGGGCTCGAGCCATTTTTTAACGATCTCGTATTTCCAGCCGATGCCGCAAGGCCCGAAAACTTCGGTCAATGCCTTGATTCTCCACATGGGGTTGATCTCGGTCTTGCCCTTGAGCCGCCCGCCGGTGATCGCACGCTGTGCGTTCTCCGGCACGGCGCGGAACGCCTTGTAGAGCTCGAGATTCTTCTCGTCCATAGTCCCGCCCCCTTACTTGATCTGCAAGTTGAACGACCGCTTGACGGTCGCGCCGGGGATCACGAGGCTAGCTTTGAGCGCCGCCTTGAGTTCTGTCTTGGACAGCTCGGGGGCTTTCCACTTGAGCAGAAGATCCGCTCGAACCGTGACACCGCCGACTTTTTCGAGGTTGTTTTTCATGATCCAGTCGGTGACACTATCCACGTCCGGCACGTCCACGGCCTCGCTCGCGCGGTAGGAAAGCACGTTCCGGGCGGTCTCGAATTTCTCCGGCTTGACACCCTCTCCGGCGGAGTCCTTGAGGCAGTGGTCGATATACGAGGCCAGTCGCGCCGCCTCGTTCTCCTTGACCTTACGGCGGGCGGCGAGGGCGGTTTCCTCCGCCTTGATCTCCTTCGCCTCGGCGATCAGTCCCTTGTAGGCGCAGGCGCAGTCGTCCAGCTTGTCAGCGAGCAGACCTTCCAGTCCTTCGAGGGTGTCTGCGAAAGCCTCCTCCG